CTCTACTCTGGCTCCAGCGCATTTACTTGATACTCGCCACCATCCTGACCCACACCTGCAGCGCCCTCAGTTGCTCGGCATTCTCGTGGCAGGTCTGGTAGTTGGCGGCAACGGTTCCGGCGACGGCAGAGAGCGCAATGCCTGCGGCGGCCGCATCAGCATCTCGGGCGGACTCGGGCAACTCACCGGTGGCGGCAGCGTCGTGCAGGCGCACAAAGCCACGGTTGATAGTGCAAGCAGCATCAGCTTGAACGGGCACATAGACGGGAACCTCCTTGATGATGGTGTCGCCCTTCTCGCGGACGATGCGGACGCGATCGACGTACTGCGTAACGACCTTGACGGTGGCTTGCGCCTGCCGCTCGCGGACGGCGGCGGCTTGCAGGGTTTGTTGCTGGATGGCGGCATCCCATTGCGCTTGAACGTGGCTCGCACCCTTGATCCAGCCGAATCCGATCAGTGCAGCGGCGAGCAGGACAAGGGCCAGCCAGCGGTACGGCCACGAGATCAGGCTCATGGCGCTTCCCCGATGCACTGGCGGTACTCGGCCTCGCGCCGTGTGGCCAGCCCGCCGCACAGGCGCGCATTGGCAGGCAGCGCGCAGTCCTTGCGCTGGAAGAAGCGCCAGCGCAGCAGCTCGGCACAGGCTCCGGCGTAGTCCTCGGCGTTGAGTTTCCTGACCAGCGTGGACTGGCAGAACGCGCGGCTGCCGACGTTGTAGGAGAAGCTCACCAGCGCGTCATACTCGTGCTGGGCCAGCGGCACGGTCACGCACGTTTTCAATGCGCCCTCGAACTGCTGCACATCGGTGAGCGCCCGAGCCAGCGCCTTCGGCGGCGTGGTGGTGTCACCCAGCTTCACCCCAGTGGTGGTGCCAAAACCAATGGTCGGCACATCGCCCTTGACCGGGATCACTGCGCGATCGGTGTAGCCCTCGTGCAGCACGATGCCGACCAGGGCGGCGGCGGACAGCGCCAGCGCAGCCACGGTGCGTCTTTGCGGTGGCCGGATCATCGGTGCATCTCCGGTTGCGCCACGATGCGGGCCACGGTCGCGCCGATGCTGGCGGCGAAGGCCAGCAGCACGAATGCGCCACGCGGCAGCACGTCGCCAAACAGCGGCACCACCACTTCCGCCGCCGTGAAAGTCGCGGCCAGCAGCGAGAAGCGGATGCTCCAGGCACGACGCAGCACGCGCCGCCAGTCGTCCAGCAGCCAGAGCTTGGGATTCATTGCGCGCCTCCCATCAGCTTCAACTTGATGGCAGCGCCGACCAGCAGCGCGGCCAGGATGCAGGTGGTGATGACCTTCACCGTGGTCTGCCATGCCGTGCGACGGGCATCGCGCCACGCTTCCAGCAGGTCGCGCAGCTCGCGGATGTCCTTCGCGGCACTGCCGTTTTCTAGGCCGAGATGGGCGAGGCAACGCTCGGCTCCGCGTTCGGCGGCACGGTCGAGCAGATCGTCGAAATCCTCCTTGCGCAGAAGCAGCATGTTCTCCACGAGGGCGGCGGGCGCTTGTTGTTCGGGTTCGGTCATTGCAGGTCTCCAGAAATGCAGAACCCGCCTCGTGGGCGGGTTCAGGGGTTGATCGGAAAGTTGGATTTCAGATTTCGATGATTTCCAGCGTCAGGCTGGGCGCGACGCCCTCGATGACGTCATCGCGCACGAACACCTTCTGGCCGATGGCGGCGCTGCCACGTGCGCGGATCAGACCCCCACCGGGTAAGGCGACGGTCACCACGCCTGCGCCGACGCTCACCACCGTGCCAGCCTGCAGCGGCGGGTCGGGTATGAGCTGGCGGAACTGTTCGTAGAGGTTATGCATGGCTCTGCACCCCCAAGGTCTGCCAGACCTCCGGCATCCCGGCCTCGATCTGCGTCGAGCGCACCAGCCCAAGCCGGGCGCTGTTGCCGTCCTGGTACTCGACGAATGCACCCGGCTGGATGATTCCGGTCTCGGCCAGCACCGGCAGGCGCAGGCTCACCTCGATCTGTTGGCCGGTATCGGCCAGTACAGCGATGCCGCGTTGGCGCGCTGCAGCGGCCTCCGTGATCAGCGCATCGACCACCATCGGGGCCAGAACATCTCCGGCAGTCCCGGCTCGGGTCACCTGGCCGAGCACGCCGACGTCTTGCCCTGACACGAACACGCGGTTGTACGCGGGCTTCTCCACCCAGCGCAGCGACTCGCGGGCCACGGCATCGACGGGCAGCACGAAGTCGGGCGTGACGGTGCCCCAGTCCCACGGCGCGGCCGGATAGCGGTGGCGCACACGGATGCTCTGGTCGGACGGATTCGGGATCAGGTAGCCCCCGGCGGCGCTGGCGATGGCGACCAGCGCTTCCATCCACGTACCCTGCTGTGTGAACACCCCAGCCGGAACGTTCCAGTCCGTCAGGCCCCAATCGATGTTCCAGCCCAGCGGGATGCCGTTGAGCGTCAGCACGTCGTCCATCAACTGCCGAGCCGTGCGCGCCTGCGGTTGCTGGAAGCTCATCACCGGCGCGTAGGGAGCAGCCAGCACGGCGTTGCGTCCACGGCCCGAGATGCGGATGCTTGCGTCGCCAAACAACCGCTCGCGGCTGATGCTCTCGGCCAGCACGCGGAAGGCCGTGCCGTTGACGCTGGCCACCAGTTCGACCGGGCCGCCGTTGCTGCCGGGCGCGACGAGGCTTTCTGCAGCGGCGGGGAGCAGTGCCTCGAAGCCCCAGGTCCAGGACGCGGCGTCGAGCGACAGCGAGAGATTGAACACCGGCACGGGCAATCCATCGGGAAGCCGGTGCAGGGTCGCGTTGTTGATCACGAAATAGACCCTCCGAACGGGAACGACCACCGGCTCGCCATCGGGCGGGTCGGTGTGGTTTTCGCAGAAGAACAGCAGATGGGCACTGGCAGGAGCCAGCGCAGCGAACAGCAGGTGGCCGCTCGGCGTGTAGCAACGCGGCGGCTCGGGCGGCTCGGGGATCACCCACACGCTGATGCCGGGTGGTGGCCGCATCGCTTCCTGGTACCGCCCGCGCCAGCCCACCGGTCGGCGGCTTGCGCTCTGGAAGTCCGTGCCCTGGCGCTGCGTCAGCGCTCGGGCGCTTTGCCAGAGGACGAGCCGACCGGCGCGCTTGCTACGGTCACCGTCCTGATGCGCGAAGCGCGTGGCGTCGCGCAAACGGGTGGCGTTCTGGAACACGCCCATCCGAATCGGCGCGATGGGCGCCGCGTTCTCGTGGGTGAACCCGGTTGCACCGTACAAGCGCTTCGCCTGCTGCTGGCCGGTGCGCCGCAGCAGCGGCGCGGCCACCAAGACCGGCGGCAACCGGTGCGCGATGCCGTGCACCGACACAGCCCCCCGCTGCCACGCCGCACCCCAGCCTGCGGGCTTGGCCGTCGCATCCTGCTGGCGCTGCGCTGCGCCGCCCTCGTGCTGCACGGCCTGCTGCCACTCGTGCGCCGTTTGGCCGATCGTCGGTCGCTGGGTGCGCGAGGCGTAGCGCACCTCGCCGGTGAACGCCACGCCGGGCAGGCTGGCCACGCCGACATTGAGCGGCACGCTCGGGCGCAGGATGAGCGTGCTGACTGTCAGGCCCGGCAGCTCGGCCAACACCTCCAGCCGTGCGGGCGGGATGAAGGCGACGCTGGCCACCGGAAGCGGCAGCGTGGCCTGCACCACCACATCGTTGCGCGGCGGCACGTAGTCCGCGCCGAAGATCAGATCGGCGGCGGTGGCGGCGGCGGCGGCGGCGGGTCGGTCGTACAGCAGGTCGACGTTCTGCCCAGAGTGCGCAGGCATCGTTCACCCCCGATCCTTCAGCCCAAGATGGCCGATACCATCCGGGCGTCCCCGCCCAAATAGAGGTTGGTGCTGGCGAGCTTCACATCGCCCGCGCCATCGGTGCCGCTGCAATCCAGATCGAGTGCCGTCACCTCACTGCCGTTGACCAGCCGCGCCCAGGTGGCGATGCCGGTGGCAGCGATCAGGCCGTCCTCCTGCTGGGTCAGCGTCAGGAGTCCGCCCGCAATCGTTCCTGCAGGTTTGGTGAGCGCGATCTCCACCAGCATCGCACTGGTGGGCGTCGCCGCCGGATTGGGTGGACGCGTGCCGCCGTAGATGCGCAGCCGCGCCGGGTTGGTTCCCGCATCGAGGAAGGACAGCGTGCCCGCCAGCCGTGCCTCGTTGTGTTCCTGCGTGATGGCGACGGTCATGGCATCGGCTCCGGCCTGAGGTTGTCCGCGATCACTGCGCGGTACATCTGTCGGTAGTCCGTGCAGATCACCGTGTAGCGCTGTTGAGGGTCGATGCGCTCGAATCGGTAGGTGCCGTCAGCCTGAGACCACGTGCTCGCCACCAGGACGTGGGTGTTTTCGCTGTAGAGCAGAACTTGGCGAACGAGGGGTTGGTCGGGCTGCCCCTTCTCCTTGACGGTGCCGGTGATCTGGCCGTTGCCGCCGAAATAGATGTCTCGGCGCGCGCTGGCCACAGCTCGAACCCGGGGCGGGTAGCTGCCTGGCTGGCTCCACAGTTCAGTGTTCGGGCTGTGCCAGCGGGCCAAGGCAGCGGAATGCACGCCGACCGGCGGTCCCGCGAGCGCGGCACGGCAGGCGGATTCGAGCGCGCGCACGTCGGCAAGACTTGCGACACCAGACCACAACCCGGCCGCGAAGAAGCGCTCGCTGCCGCCGATGTTGTATTCGTTGCCGTCGGCGTAGTAGCCGATGCCGCCCACGCTGTCTGCCACCCACGAGCGCGCGAAAGCCGCGCCCGCCCAGTCGTCGTTGATGTACACGCGGGCACTGGCCGGGCTGACGACCAGCGCCATGAACTTGGGCGCGCCCCACGCGGGCCCGCTGCCCACCTGACCGCCACTGCCATTGGCGTACTGGTAGATTGCGCCGTTGGACTCCTGATCCAAAAAGTAGCTATTGCTGTCGCCGAGGGTCTTGTAGAACACCAGCCCTCGGCTGACGTGCATCACGAAGCCCGCCAGCACGAAGTCGCCGGACAAGGACATCGGCGTGGCCAACGGCCAGGGCTTGTCCTGGCCGTACAACCCGTAGAGCGGAAATGGCGTGGCCACACCGCCCTGCACGGTGATGGCATTGCTGCCGACCTGATCCTGCAGTTGCCCGTTCGCGAAGTGCAGCGCATCCCACGCCGCGACCGGCGTCAACGACGCCACGCTGTCCCACCACGCCATGGCTTACCTCCACGGCCCGGTGATATCGAAGGCGATCTGCGCGCCCTCGGTTTCCGAGCTGTACTGAGTCCTGACCAGCAGGAACTTCTTGCCCGCCTGACCGACCACGTTATCGACGATGGTCTGATCGCTGTAGGGGAGGTACTGCGGCATCCACAGCATCCCCGGCATCAGGCCGCGCATATGCCCCGACTCCTCCCGCACGTAGGTCGGCAGCAGCCAGAGGCTGTAGTCCGGGCCATTGGGGAACGGCATCGGGCCACGGCCGCAGATCTGCTGGCCATTGTTGGTGTTCAGCGATGTGAGGCCAAAGCGCACTGGGTGGCCGAGTTGGGTGTGGCTGCGCAGCAGAACCTTGCCCGCGAAGTCGAGCGACGAGGCCATCCCGTATCCGTTGTATTGGCCTGGGTAGCTGAGGTAGTGGTTGTTGTTGCTCCAGTACAGATCGTCGGCGCACAGCACAGTGGCGTAGTTGTCACCCAGCTTAAAGCTTTCGATATCGCCAAAGCAGTAGCTGTTGCGCCCGTACCAGCCGTACCCGGCAGCGTTGGAGACGAACAGGAAGAACAACCGGTCGTCGCCTACAAGTACCCAGTTGCGGCCGCCGCCGCCGCTGTCGCCGTAAGTGTCATAGCCGGTCTGGCGCGCGTGATACCACTTGTGCCAGCCCCACTGGTTGGCCTGTACCTGCTTCCAGTTCTGCGTCGGGTTGTTCGGATCGAACGGAGCCTGCGCGCCGACGATGGTGTCGATGTCCGTCAGGTCTTCGACGATGCCGACGTTGGCCCATTTGGCCCACGTCGTCGTATAGCCCGGCGTCTTGAGGCTGTCGTCGATCAGCAGCAGGTTCTGCGGCGAGGCGGGATTCTTGCTGCGGTACGCCGCCTTGTTCGTGCTCGCGAACGCCTTCTCCCACCCCAGCGGCGCAACCTTGGCCGACAGGCTGGTGGCGCTGGTCGCGGGCGACACGGGCGTGCCGGTCACTGCGAAGGTGAACGTAGTTGCGGTGGTAGCGATGACCCGGAACTGCCCGTTGTACGCGGGCTGGTCGGCCCCGGCGATCTCGACTACCTGCTCGGGCCGGTAGGCGTGGCCCGCGCTGATGGTGGCGGTGGCCAAGCCATCAACACAGGTCAGCGTGTCGATGGCCTTGAGAGCGAAGCCGTTGACAAGGCAGGCGTCGAGCATCGTCACCAGATCGCCCCAGTTGTTGGCGATCTGGGGCGCGCCGGTCATGCCGCTGCTGAAGTATTTGACGGTCAGGTCGGTCATAGGAATTCCTGCGAGAAGGGTTCAAAGATCAGGGGCACCCACACCATCAGGGCGTGTCGACATCCCCGCGAATCAGCAACGTGAAGTGGTCGTCGGGCACGGACTCCGGTCCCTGCTGGACGGTGCGCACCACCCAGACCGGGAACTGGCTGCCGATGGTGTTGAAGCGCAGCACGTTGCCGGTGGCCCAGCCGTTGCCCCAGCCGAGCGCGGGCAGACGGAAGTACGGCACGCCGGTCGCCGGGTTGTTGGGGGCGCAGTCGGCGCTGGTATTGCCGGTAGCGATCACGCCCACGTTCTCGCCGATGACCTCGAACGAGGTGCTGTTGGTCATCCGCACCACCCAGCGCTCGGTGAGCGCCCCGCGATTGGTGACCATGATCGGGTACTGGGTGTGGTTAAAGGTGGCGGTGGCAGCGCTGCCAACGAGTTCATCCGACCAGCTGCCGTTCCAGGTGCTCTGATCGAACACGAGGTTCACGCGGGCGAACAGGTCACCGGCCACCAGCGCACTGGAGACAAAACTGCCGGAGACGGGATCGCCGGGACTGGCCAGCGGATAGGCGTGCGTCAGCGGGCGCGTGAAGCTGATCTCGCCGTTGATCTGCACGTCGCGCACCACGGCCATGTCCTCGATGCGGTGCTCGATGGTCACCGGCTGGCTGTAGCCAGTCACGTCGGTGAACGTGACGGTGCCTGCTTCCAGATCGGTAACGTAGCCTGTGTGGATCACCACGCCGTTGTGGCCGACCACACGCACGCGCGACAGACGCACGCGGGCACAGTCGATGGTCTGGCCGTTGCTGACCGAGGCAGTGATGCGACCGGTGTGGCCGACGACGGAGAAACCACCTGGACGGAAGATCGGCACACGCCCGTCGCTGGGAAGGCGTACCGGGTCGATGCCCAGCAACGCCGCATCCAGGGGCAGATAGCTGTAGGCCACGGCGCTGTAACGCAGGCTGGAGGCCGCGACCGGCTCTGGCCGGAAGATCTTGCCGTCTGGCCGCACGTTCTCGGCGTCGAACCACGGCTCGCTCTCGTTGCCCGCCGCCGTGACCACGGTGCCAAACCTCACTCGCACAAGGCCAGTGTCGTAATCGACGCTGCCGATGACGCCAGACGCGGTGATCGTGCCGTCGATGCCTGCCGTCACGGTCTGGGTTCCACCCTCCGCGCGGGCGAACTGGATGGAGAGCGATCCTGGGCGAAGTGGCGCAGCACCGCTGCGGAACACGTACTCGCTGGAGATGTTCTCGCCCACAGTGGTCACGCAACTGGCGCGCGTGATGCTGTTGGTCGCGCCCGCCGACCACGAGGTGAGGGTCACCGCGCCCGAGAGGTAGTTGATGCTGCCGCGCGTGACCCAGCCGCTGGGCGTGAATTCACGGAGCGTTCCCTGACCGTTGTCGCCCCAGGGCTGGCTGCCCGCAATGGCCAGCAATACCGTTCCGGTCACCACCTGCGCGTTGACGCCGGGCACCAGCCGAAACGACGGGCTGAACGCGAACGTCTCGCTGTGGTTGCTGGTCGAGCCCGCGCTGTTGTAGCGCAGCTTGACGTAGCCGGACTCGTCGTTCGGGTACATCGACGGCGCGTCCACGTAGCTGATGCCGCCGTAGTTGAGGCGAAACATCTGGCCCACGCCCGAGGCCCAACCAAGGCGCTGTTCGGTATACACCGGGCTTGGAATCTTGATCGTCACATCCGGCTGAAACTGCACCGCGCCCGTGGCGTAGTTGACGCTGCCGATGACTTGGCCTGCGCGCAGCACGTTGCCCGCCCCATCGTCGCGGGCGTACTGCGTGGGATCGACGAGATTCCACAGCCCCAGCCCCATCGCCTGAATCTGCTGCAGCGTATAGACCCCGAGTACGGCGGTGTCCGTCAGGGTGTTCCACTCGATCTCCAATGAACCCGGCTCGATGGAGCCAAGGGTTGCAGTCACGGGCACCTTGCCCTGGCCGTCCCGCGAGGGGTGCGCGAAGCTGTCTTCCTGCTTGGGGCCCGCAACGTAGTCCACCGTCAGCAGCGCGCCGACCGGCGGCAAGACGTTCGGTGCGAAGCTCAAGAGGTTTTGCGCGACGTTCAGGTTGCCGGTGGCAGCACCACTGAGCTCGCCAAACGTGGTGGCGGAAGCCGTGCGCGTGCCCGTGCCGCTCTCGTGTGGCCAGGTGATGGTGAGCGTGCCCGGCTGAACGCTTTTGCCTTCGGGCGGGGCAAGCTGCAGGGCCTGCGATGCCTTCAGAGCGGCGGTTGGCTGCTGCGTTTCCTGGGTCGGCACGTTCCACGTCAGGATCAGCGATGAGCCCACGTCGGGCAGTGCCCCCAAGGTCACGACGAAGGCGCCGGTGTTCTTGTTGAAAGTGCCCGCGCCGTAGCTGGCATCCAGCCCTTTGAGGGAGCCATTGCCGCCATCCGAAAGCACGTACCAACGGCCCTGCGCCATGTAGCTGATGGCAAGCGTGGCGGGTTGCGGCACCGGGTTCACGGAGCCGACGTAGGACTGGCTGCGCGATTCCGGCGTGACCGCGATCTCCGCGCTTTGCGGCGCGCGCTGCAGTTGTGCAGCAGGTGTGTAGGTGATGGCCTTGCTGTTGGACATCGAGCCGGAGTTCAGGCTCAGGATGCCGTTGGCGTAGTCGATGGTGCCCAGCGTGCCGCTGGCGGTCTTGAGCAGGCCCGCGTCGTCGAAGATCGTGACGCCGTCGGTGACGATGGACAGCGATCCGGGCAGGCAGCCGCCCGGCAGGTTGAATTTGATGCTGGTGTTCCAGGCATGGCTGGCCGTGTAGCTCACGGGTGCAGCGCCCGGTACCGGCAAACCTGCTGCGGCGTAGGGGGGCACGAAGGAGATCGGCGTCTCGGTCTGGGCGCTGGGCACGAGCTGCGTGTAGATGGACGCGCCCTTGATGGTGAAGTCGCCCACATTGGCAGCCTGCGTCAGTGGAACCACGCCGACGTAGGTGCCCGCGTCGGCCACCACCGTGTCGCGTACCTTGGTGCTGTTGGTTGCACGCGTGAAAGTTCGGCTGGCAGGCGAGCCCGTGAAATCAAAGCGCAGCGCGTCGCTGATGGCGACTGTGACGACCGCCGCCTTGTAGTCTTGGTCGGTGTTGTAAGTGAAACTGCGCTCGACCACCGACACGGCGGTGGCGCGGATGTACTGCTCCTTCTGCGTGGGCAGTCCTTCGTTCTCGATCAGGACGAGGGTCTGGCCGACGTTGGGCACGGCGTCGCTGAGGCGTTGGAAGAGCTGGATCACCCGCTGGCCAGCAATGTGGTTCTCGAACAGGTAGCCCGCCCACTCCGGCCCTTTGTTGAGGTAGGCCTCGATGCGGGTCTGCGCCTGCTCACGGGTGTCGAAGGTCTTGCGGGTGGAAAACAGCGTGACGCTGACGCGCTCGTCCTGCGGCGGCTCGGCCACGATGACGTTGGCCCCGAAGTAGGTGTCGGTGTCATCCGTGGCCACTTGCACGAAGCTCTTGCGCAGGTTGACACGGCCTCCGGCGCGATCCAGCTCGGAGATGTCGGGGAAGATGGCGTTCGATACGCCATCGGCAATCACGAGGCCCGTGGGCGCGCCGCCGCCTTCGGGCACGTCCGCCATCACGGCGGACTTGAGCAGCTTCACGTCGCCAGATTGGATGGGCATCAGGCAATCTCCAAGAATCGAAGGGTCAGTCGGTAGAAATCGGTGCTCGCGCGCGCCGGGAAACCCATCACCGGCTCGGCCTCAATGGCGGCGTCCTGGTGACGGAACGCAACCGTGAAGACCCGGCCATCGGTGACACTCAGTTCGAAGCGGCCCGTGGCTTCACTCACCGCCAGCGCAGCCCACGCACGCAGTTGCTCCACGGCGGCGCGCGTCACCCACGCCATGTCGGGCGCACCCACCAAGGTGATCGGGCGTCCTGCCTGCCGCGTCGCTGACTGAATCAGCAAGGCTCCGGTAATCAGGTAGGAAGTGCTGGCCACCGCAGGTGACCACGCGTGTTCGTCTGCCCACAGCAAGTCGTCGGGCAATGGCAAAGCCACCCCGGTGGCGAGGTTCTTCAGTTGCATCAGGGAATCTCAGACAGTGCGGGCGCGGGCGGCGTCTAGCAGTTGCAAGAGGCGCGCTTCATCGCGCGCATCGACGGTGGCGTTGACCTTCTGCTGTCCCGCAGACAGTTCCACGCGCACGGTGCGGGTGGGCGTGCTTTCGGACAACGACGGACGTGGCAGGCTGCGGCTTGCGGGCTGCACCAGACCGCCCGAGGCAAAGCCTTGGATGCCCGCCAGCGCACGCCCGGCCAGTGCCTGCGCCGGAGCGCTCAGGTTGTTGATGGCTTCGAAGAAGCCAGCGCCGTAGCGGGCGACGGCCTGCCGGTTCACGACGAACTCGCCCGGGGTGAGCATCGCAGGGACGGTGTCGGACTTGGCTAAACCCCCACGGGCAAAGAACTGACCGTCTAGAGACTCCATGTAGTCGATCAGGTCGCGTTCGAAGTCCTTGCCGTACATGATGACCGTTGACATGGCGTAGCGCCAACGCTGGCGGATGCCCTCGAGTTGGGCTTTTTCGTTGGCGGTCAGGGTCTTACGGTCGACCAGTTTCTCCAGATCCCGCCGATCGGTACGTGCCATCGGCATCCAGTAGGCAAAGGTCTTGTCCTTGGCGTCCAGGCTTCCGCTGTAGTTGATCTGTCCGAGTGCCTTGATGCCCAGTTCGATCATCTTCTCGGTTTCAACCACCTCGCGATTGCGCTTGGGTGGTTGCGGGCCGACCGCGCCGCCGCGTGCAAAACGAGCGACGGAATTGGAAACTTGCGCCAGGCGCGCCAAATTGCCCGCGCCGTACTTACGCACCGCCGCCTTGCGAAGCACAAAGGCGCCCGCCTCCAGGGTCCGTGGCACAGTGTCGTGGTGACCCGAGCCCGGCACATTCCCGCCAGCCATCCGGGGGAACGCAGGCGCTACCGCACCGCCACCAGAGAAGTTCAGCACCCGGCCGACCATGCCGCCGGTAGCGTTCTGCTCCACCTTTTTGACGTAGATGGTGTGCGTGCTGCTGGTATTGGCACCGTTGAGGCTCATGATTTCTGAACGGGCCGCATCGGCATTGGTGCTGACCTGGTGGCGCGACTCGGTCTGGATGCGATCAAGGGCTTTGATCATTCCGTCCACGTTGGTAATCGCGGCTTGGGCTTTTTCTGTTGCCACCTTGAGCTCGAACTGCGCGTTCTGATCGGCGTAGGTCTTGAGCTTGTCCAGTGCCTCCCGGGCCTTGGATACATCGGCATCGACCGGCAGCGTCTTGCCCTCTTTGAGCAGCTGCTCGTATTCCTTGAGTTTCTTTTCCGCCTCCTGCAGATCGGCCTGGATTTGCAGCAGGTATTCCTTCTCGGCCAGCGCCTTGTCCAGCTCAGCGATGGCCTGGTCGAAGCGCGTGGTGTCGGCATCGAGCGTGAGTTTCAGACCCTCTTGAAGCTGGGATGTGATCTGGTCGATCTGGGTTTGCGTCTGCTCCAGCGTCTGGCGGATCTGGTCTCGGGCCGTCAAGGCCGACTGGGCCGCCGTCTGGTGGGCTTTGGCCTCCGCATCCAGGGTCTGGTTGAGCAGTTCCTCGGACTCCCGGATGCGCTGGATAGCCTGGTTGACGCCATCTTTGCCCTGGGCAATCTGCGCGTCGGCCTCCCGGGTCTTTTGCGCCAACTGGGTACGGAGTTCATCGGCCTGACGCATCAGTGCATTGGCCTTCTCGTACTCCTGGTTGCGAAAGGCCTGGCGCGACTGTGCTTCGAGTTGTGTGACCTGCGATACCGCCTGTTCTGACTGTTTGCGAGCATCCTCGCCGCGCTTGGCCTCGCTGGTCTGGCTGCTGGCCACCTGTGCGGCCAAATCCATCGCTTTCTGCGCGAGCTGCCGCGCTTGCTCGAATTCACCATTGGCCAGCTGCTCACGGGCCTTGGTCTGGTACTCCGCGATCTGGCGTTTCCGGTCCTCCGTGGCCTCGTACTCCGTCATGCCCTGGCGCCGAATGTCGCGCACGCGCTCCTCCGTGGACATGGACAGCTGTCGCTTGGCCTCCTCGATGCGCTGGACTTCCGCCAGATGCCGGTTGGCCTCGGCGTTGAGGGCGTCGATGTGCTGGCGGTACTCAGAGAGCGCCTGGGTCAGCGTCTGGCGCTTGGTGGCCAGGATGTCGTTCTCGACACGCTGCACGTTGGCACGGCGATCTTCCTCGGTCTGGCCTTGCCGGGCGGCGGCGTCCTTGCGCGCCTGCGTTTCCTGATCGATCAGGCCAAGTGTCTCGGTCGTCGCCTGACGGCGCAGCGTGGTTTGCTGGGTGAGCGCCTCGGTGAGCAGTTGGGTGGACTGGGTGATTTGCGCCGCCTCGGACTGCTTGGAGAGCTCGAGGGCAGATTTTTCTTGGTCGTAGCGGGCTTTGACGGCCTGGATCTGTTGCTGAAGGTTGGCCTCCACGATGGAGGTAAGCCCTTTGTAGGCTTCGGCCATTTTGGCGGTGGCGTCGTTGACCTGCCCCTGCGCCTTACCGACCGCCTGTTCGACCTCGCCCAGCCGGGACTTGAGCTTCTCCAACGCAGCATGTACCGCCTCGATGCCACGTCCGACCGCTTCCTGAGTGCCTTGGCGCACGGCTTCGAGCCGCTTGGCGATTTCCTCGACAGCGGTGGCCGCCGTATTCATCGCACCCTTGGCAGCCTCCGTCCCCTTGCCCGCGTCGGCGTACATCTGCGCAAAGATCTGGTTCATCTCGGCGAGGCGCTGCTGGTGGCGCTGGGTGGCCTGGGCAATAGTGTCCGAAGTGAAGATGGCTGCGAAGGCTTCCCAGCGGTACTGAAGTTGCTCCACGCCCTTGACCAGCATTTCCACCATGAAAATGCCCGCCTTGCGCACGATCTCGAATTTCTCGGACAGCCAGGTACCGATTTCCCAACCCACGAGGAAAGCGCCCAGCACGGCAAACGCCGTCTTGAGCAAGCCCACGCTGGCCACAGCCGCCGACACCGACAGGTTGGCGGTTGCCCAGGCCGCCGATGTGGCGCTGGCGGCTGTCACTGCAGCCGCACCTGCCGTCTGCCAGGCCGTGATCAGGGCTGGGATCAGGCGGTAGATGAGCACGGCCAGACCCACCTCGGCGATGCGCTGCAGCCAATGCATCACCAACTCCAGGTTCTGCGATAGCCAGGTCAGCGCCTCGGCAAGCTTCTTCGTGAAGCCTGTCGATTCGTCCAGACGGCTGATCCACTGGCCGAAGGCATTGGACAAGCGCGTGAACGCCTGGCTCACGGTGGCGGGCAATTGGGCGTATTCAGCCGCCAGCTTGTCCTTTTGGCCCATCAACGCATTGACCACCACGTCGGCAGTGAGCCGACCCTCCTCAGCCAGCTTGCGCAGCCGTCCGATCGGCACATTCAGTCCGTCAGCCAAGGCTTGCGCCAGACGGGGGCTGTTCTCAACGACAGAATTGAACTCCTCACCGCGAAGCACTCCGGATGCCAGGGCCTGGCCAAACTGCAGCAGGGACGACTGCGCCTCGGTGGCCGAAGCGCCCGAGATGCGCAGTGCCTGCGAGATGCTCTCGGTAAGGGTGAGCGCGTCCTTTTGCTCACCGCCGAGCATCCGCACCGCCTGCTGTAGCTTTCCGTACAGCGTGGCGGTTTCCTGGATCGGAACGCCAATACGCTGGGCGATGTCGAAAAGCTCCTTCTGGGCAACGGCGTACTCGCGCTGGCCAGCGGTGGCGAGCTTAAGGCGAGCGGACATCATGTTCCAGGCGTCCGCGATCTGGACGATCTCCTGCACCTTGCCGCTGGCCCAGTTGATGGTCAGGAAGGCCAGCAGTTGCGTCTTGGCACGGTTGATCTGTTCGCCAAAAGCGGAGACCCCCGCATTGACCTCGGCCATTCCGGCAGATGCCTTCTGGCCGGCAGTCTTAGCGCTGCCCGAGAGTTCGCCCAGCGACTTCTCCGCCGAATCAACGGCGCGCTTGAGCCCCTCATCAACGCCTTCGAGGGCAACGAGGACAGAGATGCGATTGGCCATTGCTCAATCCACACGTCGTAGCTGTTTTTCGATGGCTGCTGCCAGTCGCGGAACACGTCCAGCGACCAGGCGCTCGACATTCAAGCGTTTTTTGAGCTGCACGCGTGGCACCAGCACTGCAATAGGAATGTCTGCCCCGCGCTTCAATTTCTTGATCCCCTCGGCCTTGCGGTATCGGCGCTTGAAGCCCCCCAACGGCCGGTCGTGTTCCTTGATGTTCTCAGCCATCAGCACGATGTTCCCCTTGGCGTTCTTGATGAAATAGGCGTTGCCGCCGCGCATCAGCTCGGCGATCTGGGCCTTGAAGCGTTTGCGGCCGACACGCCCGTGCAGCGGGATCAGCATCCGGCCGGAAATAGAGCCACCACGCTCGTGGATGCCCGACCACGGGATGCGCGAGCCGACGTAGAGCGCAGGCAGCCGGTTCTTGTCCTTGTCGAGCACCTTGGCAGTGAAGCCCTTGACGAAGGACTTCTTGGCCACCGTCATCTGGCCCGCGACGTGGCTGCGCACGTCCTGCTTGAGTTCGGCGGCCTCACTGGCGATGCCGCGCGCGACTACTTTCTGGACCTTCTCGCGGAACTCGCCGCCCCAGCGGCGCAACTGCGCCTGCGCGGCCTTGCTATCGATGCGAACCGAGATGCGCATGGTTTTGGAGCCTGTCGAGGGTCTGGTCGAGGTGACGCGAGTCGCCGCGTGCGCCGATGGCGATCAGCGAGAGCAGCCGCGCATCGCGTGCGGCGTCCTCCCGCGCGGTGGCGGCGGCGAAGCCACGCACCTGCGCCAAGGTGTAGTCGAGGATGTCCGGCAGCCGGTGGCCGTGGGCAATCAGGTGCTGGACGGTGTCGAACCAGCCGTGGCCGCTGTGGCCGCCACTGCGCTGGTCTGTGCGATCAGACCGCCCATTTCTCCGTTCAGGCGCGGCATCACCGTCCGGGTAAAAAAATCCGCGTTCACCTCGATCACCTTCGCTGCCAGCAGGATGGCCTGGTCGGCGGCCAACTCATCGACCCATGCGCGGGGCTTGCCGACGGCGATGGACACTGCCGTCAGCAGGTCGTCGCCGCGCTCGCCGAACAGTGCCAGCCAGTCGATGCCATCGCCGCCGATCTGCTGCATCACCGGGGTGATAGCGCGCAGGAAGGCGGGCATCTGGCCGACCTTGAGTGGCTTGATCGCCAGCGGCTCGCCATCGATGACCAGCTCCACCGCCTGCGGGATGAGGGTTTCCAGATCACTCATGGCAGTCCCCATCACAGTTGCACGATGCGGCCAAACTGGCCGAGCACCGCGTCGTAGGGCTTGGTGGTGTCGGCCAGGAGCGAGCCTTCCAGCTCGAATTTGTTGTACTCGTCCGAGATGAAGGAGATTTCCTTCAAGGGATCGAAGGCCACGCGGTACAGCTCGACCAGCACCTTGGCGTTGCCCTGCGCGGTGTTGATGCCTTCCAGGCGCAGGTAACGCTCGGGCAGCGCCTGCGTGAAGATGCCGATCTCGGTGGCGACGCCGTAGCTGTAGGCCGCCTTGAACGGTGCGGTAAAGCCGGTGGTATCCAGAAACTGGAGGGCACCGAAGTCGGTGTCGGCGGTGTAGTGCGTGCCTGCGGTCAGCGTCGCGGGCGTGCCTGCCGAATCGGTCACCACCAGTGCCGAGACCTTGGGGTGCGCGAGGAAGTAGCGGTCGCCGACCACCGGAGCCGCGCCGCCAATGGGTTCAGCCGTCACAGTGCCCGTGCTGCCGGTGACGTGGTTGCCGTACAGCGCCAGCGCGAGGTTTTCCTTGGTGAACTCCTCGATGGTGAGGTTCACAGTGGCCGATTTCTGCTTGACCATCCGGTGATCCAGCGAACGCTGACCGGTCTGGCTCTCGTAGTGCTCCAGCACGTCGGTCTTGAGGGAGAGCTTCAGCTCGGCGACGTTGCCGGGCGAGCGCACTTCGACGGGCAGGCCGTCGATGTCGCGCTTGCCGAGGAAGACGCGCCCTTGGAAACTGGCGTAGGTGCTCATTGCTTGGGTTCCTTGCGTTGGGTGGTGATGGGTCGGATGGGCTCAATGGGTGTGCCGTCGCCTTGCGGCTGGGGCTCGGGCTCGGGTACGCGCTGGCGGTCGTGGCGGGCGATGCCGTTGGCGATGAGCCAGTCGGCAGTGCTGCCATCCACATCGAGCCGTTCGCCCGCCTTGTGGGCCTGGCCCGCGTGGGTGTGCGGTTGGGTCAGAACGATGGAAGTCATGGATGTCATCCCTTGGTTGAAAGATCGGTGTCGAGCGTCCGGTAGGTGATCGCGTAGCGCGCGGGAATAGCGGCGGCCACCGCGTCGGCGTCCTCGACGTCCCACTCGCATTCCTGCTCGCGGATGCCAAGGCTCAAGCCGCCCAGATTCCGGTCGGCCAGCAGCGCGGCGTGGGCGGCGGTGATCAGCCGGTCGGCTTCGGTTTCCGGAATGGCGGGAGGTACCGCGCGGGCCAGCGCGACCAGGCGCACCGTGAGCTCGCGCGTGACACGGTCGTTGGCGCGCTCGGTGATCGATTCGGACTCGGGGAACACCACCAGCGCCGGGCATTGCTCCCGGCTGATGGCCACCGTGGGCGAGCGGTGCAAGGTCGCCCCAAGCGACTCCACCGGCGTGCGGACCGCCGCCATCACCGCGAGCAGGATCTGTTCGCGGATCGAGTTGCTGGACACGGCACTACACCCGGGTGAGCTGTGCGCGCATCTCCGAGCCGTCGCCCACGGCCCGGGTGCTACGCACCTGATAGATCACGCCATCGATCTCGACCGCCTCGCGTGGGGACAGCCCCACGAACACCGACGCCGGGTACGACATCTGATAGTCGGTGGTCGAGGCCAGCCCGTCGAATACGGAATCATCCGGTGCCGTGAAGCCGACCGCGTGCGTCTGCGACGGAGATCCACCGGCTGGCTGCCACCGGCAATCACGCAGCAGGCCCGCGTTCAAAGCGGCGGCATAAACCTGCTCGACGAGACCCATCATGCAGCCACCAGCTTCACGAGCACACCAGGGCGATGGCACATCGGCAGCGGGTTGGACTGCGTGTGCAGGTCGGTGCCCCGGTCAAACTTGCGCGGCTCCTGCTTGGCGTACAGCGATAGGCCGAGCGTATTCACCGTCTCGTTGAAGTCGGCTGGTGCAAAGTAGGTGCCGAAGGTGTCGATGGTGCCGGTCGGGAAGGCGTGGGCATCGCCTGCCTCGATGAAACGGCGCACGACAACGGTCTCGCCGATTCTCGCAACAGCTTTACCCCGGTACTCCTCGAAGGTAATGCCGCCATAGGTGAAGCCCTTGCGCACATCGTTGATCAAGATGGCACCGTTTTGCCAATTGGCATAGGCCGTTTTTACCGTCGGGTGGGCAATCAGCGCTGCAAAGAACTCCTGCGAGCACAGCACGTGGATTCCGGTTGAGAACTCACCACCGAGACCTTCTTCGATAGCTGCTGCCGTAGCGATACAGGCGCCTTTGACGTCACCTTTCTCGTTGGAAAACGGAAACTCGACAACGGTCTGATCGATCTCGAAGGCATCAAACAAATCCACCAACTCCGACCCATCGGCGTCGAGGATCACACCCTTGAGCGCCCCCATGCGCAGGTGCTCCAGCGTGATGGCGTGCTTGTTGCGCATGGTCTCCAAGTGACGTGCGACGACGTTGGCGATGGATTCGGTTTCCGTTTCCGAACCGAAGGCACGCAGACCTTGCACTTCTTCCGGCAGCACCACGTCGTCGTGTGGGATGTGCGGTACCACGAAGGAGCGCAGCTTGCGCTTGCCGCGTACGCCAACCGTACCAGGCGAACCCGGTGGCAAGGTGGGCAACAGGTTGAGTACACCGTTCATCTCCTCCACGATGATCTGGCGCTGACGCACTGGCTTGGGCGGCATCAGGTTCAGTTCTTCCAGTCGCCCATAGCGGTTGGGCAGGATGTTGATGGCGGCGGTGAGCGCTGCCATCGAGAACGCAGGATTGCTGAAAGGGTTGTTCATGATCAGGCTCCTTGACGGACGAGCACGCCCAGCGCCTTCAGTTGCGCGATGGCTGCGAGTTTTTCGGCGGTGGTGATGGCGTCGGGCCACGCGAGCGCATGGTGGGCGACGATGGCGTGGCGCGCGACGACGAGACCGTCGTCACGGTCGATCAAGGTGGCGTCGCAGGCCTGTAGCAGCACGCCAGCGGCGACCTGCGTGCCGTCTTCTGCGGACGGATCAAGCTGTTTGAACTTGGCCGTTGCGGTGACGATGCCGACCACCGTGCCCAGCGGCAGGTTCTGGCCCGAAGCGACCGTGACGCGGTCGCGCGAGTAAAGGTTTGGGGCTTCGTACTTGAGCAGGTCGCCCAGGTTCAGAGGTTCGGCGAGAGAGGGCATCTCAGATCTCCTTCTTGGTGGATTGCGCCGCGATCTGCTTGGCGGCGTCGATCAGCGGATTGCTGGCCACAGGGCGCGCGGCGTCGGGGGCGATGCGGCTGGTGATTTCGGGACTGGCTTCGGCCTGCGCCGCAAGCAGTTGGCTGCGCACCTTGGAGGGCGAGGACTGCGCTTCGAGAAAGCCCGCAATCAGGTCGGTTCGCCCGGCCAGCGTGCAGGTCTGGGCGATTTCGACGGCGTCGGCCACGCTCAGCGCGGTGGCGGTGGCGGACGGTTGAGGATGACTGCCAGCAGGATCAGCAAGAGGCCGATCAGAAGCAGCGGGGTCGGTTCGATCATTCATGAAAGACTCCATCTGGTGGTTGCGAAGAAAGCCCGCTTGGCTGGCCGTAGCCACCTGAGTCGGGAGTGGGGAAAGCGATTGCGTGAGTTGTGTAAGCGCGTCGTCAAGGCTGCCGACGGCGTCGGCCAAACCGGTGGCGACGGCGTCCGGGCCGAAGAACAGACCCGCTTCCGTGGCGCGCACGGCGTCCGCATCGAGGCCGCGATGGCGCGCGACCGTCTCGACGAACAGGTCATAGATGCGATCCACCTCGGCCTTGAGGACGGCGTGGGCTTCGTTGGAGATCGGTTCGTGCGGGTTGAGGTCGTTCTTGCGTTCGCCCGCGAACACGGCGGTGTAGCGAACGCCGTCATGAGCGTCCTTCACCGACTGATCGACGTGCATCGCGATGACGCCGATCGAGCCGACGCCGCCGGTGCGCGCGACAAACACGCGGGCGGCGGCGGACGCGAGCGCATAGGCTGCAGAGAACGCCATGTCGTTGGCCACAGCCCAGATGGGCTTCACTTCCGACGCCGCTCGGATACGGTCGGCCAGATCGAACACGCCGCCCGACTCGCCACCGGGCGAATCAATGTCGAGCAGGATCGCGGCGATTTCAGGGCTGGCCAGCGCCGCATCCAGTTGCGCGGCGATGCCGGTGTAGCTGGCGAGGCCCGACTCGGCTTCGATGCCCGAGGTTCGGCGCACCAGCGTGCCGTGGATCGGAATGACGGCGACCTTGCCGCTCGGAGGCCCAAGCGCGCGGGCCGCAGGCGTGTAGCCCACGGGCGCAGCGAGGTCGGCGAGGCCGACGCGTGCACCGAGCACGGAGAGGATGACGTCGAGTTTCGGGCGATGGATCGCCAGCGGCACGCCGAACAGGCGCGCCGCCAGATGGGGTAGCACGGTCATGGGAATCCTTGTGGAAGGCGGTCTGGCGGCCGGTCAGGAAGACGTTTGGCTGCCGGTGGCGTCAGGCACGCTGGCGCTGCGGTTGGGTTCCGCGCTGCCGCCGTCCTTCGACGTGTAGCGAGGGTCGGAATCGAAGATCAGGCCAAGGTCGTCGGCGCGCTGGTTGTCGGCGGCGATCTCCCGGTCGACGTCTTCGGCGTCGTAGCCGTTGGCCGAGATGGCTTCCGAGCGACTCATCAGGCCCGCGCGGATAGCCAGCAACATCGCCTTGAATTCCTTCTCGGGATCGACCCACTGCCAGCCCTGGGGAATCCACTTCACCGCGAGGTACTGGCGGCGACGGGCTGGCCCGCCACGATCGAAGCCCGGGGCATCCAGGGCCCCGGCGAGCACCGCCTGCTTCATCCAGGCCGCCCACACCGGACGGCACATCTGATGCACGAGCACCCCGTGCTGCACCATCTCGCAGCGACGCCGGAACTCCAGCATCCCGGCGCGGATGGACGAGTAGTTCACGCCGGTCAGATCACCGGTCAGCTGCTCGTAGGTGATGCCAATGGCGGCGGCAACCGCGCGGAACTGTGTGCGCAGGAATTCGGAGTACGAACCGCCAACGTCGGCAGGATCGGAGAACTTGATGTCCTCTCCGGGCTCCAGGATCTGCAGCGTGCCCGGCTCCAGTCCGGCAAGCGCAATACCGTCGGCGTCCGATGCGCCTTCGCCCATCAGGTTGTCCTCGGGGTTGGCGCGCGTGACGAAACCCGCGAACATCGCGGCGGTCTTCTTGCGCACCAGCTCAGCATCGTCGTACTGGTCAAGCTCGTTGAGCTTGACCAGGGCCCGCGACAGCCACGGCTCGCCCCGGATCTGGCCTGGGCGCAGTACGCGGAACAGGTGAATGATCTCCTTGGCATCGATGCGCACCGTGTCCATCCCGCCCTGGCCCGACATCGGGGCCAAACGCCCGTCCTCCGGGTGCGAGCGGTACAGATGGTAGGCCACGCGACGCCCCAGGCTGTCGAACTCGATGCCGGAGCGCACGACGTTGCCGGACGGCAGATCGGTGTTCAGGTTGATGGGCAGGTGCTCGGGCTCCAGCAACTGGAGCTGCAGGGGTACCGACAGGCCATCCTCCGGACGGCGTGGCCGCAGTCGGATCAGGCATTCGCCACCTTCGAGCATCGCCCGACACGCCAGGGCCTGCAGGCCATAGAAGTCGGTCTGTCCGGCCGCGTCGGCTTCCTCGACCCAATCGCGCCACAGTGCCTGCACCTCGGCCTTGAACCGTTCGTCGCCAGACAGGCTTTGCGGCTTGATGCCGGTGCCGACCGCATTGGCTACGAAGGCTTCGATACCGGCCTGCGCCCATGCATTGCGCCGAACAAGGTCCCGGCTCTTACCGCGCAGTTCGGCGTTGGTCGCCAGCATCGCGGCGACCGCGCCGGGGTTGCCGGGCATCCACGCCAGCGAGCGGCGGCCACGCCCCGCCGCCTCGTGGACGGGAGGCTGACCAAAAAGGCTACGGAGTTTGGAGTACCAGGCCATCAGAACCCCTTCGACGTCGTGACACGGATCTGGCGCGGTGCACCGGGCAGCAACCCGGTTTCAGCCGCCTGCTGCAGCAGTCCGCGCCTGACCTCGCGGATAGCGGCCATCAGTTCGTCAACCGAGCGGTACTCGACCGTCTTGTCGGCAAAGGTCACACGCCGTTCGCCCTTGGCGAGCGCGGATTCCAGGGCCTGGAGCTGGGTTTCTGTGTAGGCCATCAGCGGTACACCACGAGATTGATTTCGGAGGAGTCGTCGAACGACGTTGCTGTCGTCGCGCAAGAGATGTCGACGTACTGGGCCGTTTTCAGGTCGGAGCTGGCGCGAATGACAGCCACACGCTGCTGGCCGCTGTTGGTGCTGCTCCGCGCGAGCGCCGTCCAGCAGTAGTTCGCATCCGGCATCGCCGCTGCGAAATGCACGCGGTACCGGCCCGCCGCCGTGCGCACGACGCTGGCAACGTTGCGCGCGCTGCCGATCACGATCTGACCGCCCACGTAGCCAAAACTCACCCACACCCGAGCAAGTCCAGGGTGCGTGGCGTCGATCTTGGCCTTGACCTCGAAGCCGATGCGCGCAGCCAGGGCGGCGATGCTGGACGCGAGGCTCATCAGGCCAGCGCCCCGTCGAAGATCACGACGAAATCCGTGTCGGTGTTGCCAACATCGACGGCCGCAACCGCGCCAATGTTGGTGCGCGCCTGAAGTTGCTCGGCGACCGTCAGGGTCTGCGCCGCGTCGAAGCGCACACGCAGATTGACGGCGGCCAGGAGCGCGTCCAGACCCGTGCTGCCGTTCTGCAGGAGCTGCTGGATCTCGACCAAAGTGTCGTAAGCGGCGTCCGCGCCACCGAGGATGTCGGCCTTGAGCGCGTCGAGTAGCGACACGATCTTGTTCGACGAGTAGGTGGTGGAGGTGGCGATCTGGTTGTCGTCGATGGCGGTGGCGGAAAGCACCGCCGCCTTCAGCTCGTTGATCGCCGCGACCAGACTTGACTTGTCGGTGGTGGACAGGCTGGCGAGATTGCCTGCGGTCGCCCGGACGTCGTTGAACTCTTGGGCGACCCGGATGACCAGGCTCTCGATACGGGTGGCAAGACTCATGTGTTCTCCTTGGTTTGAAGGCGACGGCCATCAGCGAAGCCAACGGCTTCGGATGACGCGTCGACCGGTATTGCGGGTTCCAGAAGCAGCGAGGCCACCGCTGGGGGTGGCCTCGTTCAATTCGATGTCGTGGATGGGCGGTGGCTCATCCGGTGGGGGTGCTACCCCCAGTTGCCGCTCCAGTTCGCGCCAGTGGCGTTCCTCGAAGCGATCCAGTCCCGCGCTGGATGCGGCCGCGCGGGCGTAGACATAGCAGTCCAGGGCCTCGTTGCGCTCTCGCATCTTTTGCCACTCGCGCACCGGGAAGCCGTTGCGGTCGCGGCGGGTGATCAATTGCTCCGCGCAGAGCTGCTGGATGAACTCGGCGTCGATCTTCGGCAGATGGACGAACCCGGCAGGAAACTCCGGGGTCAAGCCGTCCTCGCCGACGTCCGCGCCCTTGCGCAGGTTGTTGTAGAACTCCAGCTTGGCGATGCCGCCCGCCACCGTGAACACCTTGATGCCCCGGCGCAGCTTCTTGCCGCCCTGCGAGACATCGATGGCCGTGGGCGTGCCGATCAGGGCCGCGCCGCGCGGCACGCCCTTGACCGCCATCACGCGCGCATCGTGGCAGGCACGCACGAAGGCGTAGGCTTCCTGCGTGGCAAAACCGGTGTCCAGCGCGAAGCGCGCCAGCGGCATTGCCGCGCCCGATGCGTGCGTCCACTGCTCGGCCAGCATCGCGGCCAGGGCTTTCCACACCGCGTCGCGGGCGGTGTCACCCATCAGCACGCGATGCTCGACCAGCCACGATTCCTTGCCGCGCCCGAAGGCCCAGACCGAGGCCTCGATGCGATCCTTCTGCACGTCCGCGCCGCCAACCAGCAGCAGACCGCCTTGCGGCACGCTGCCGATGCGGTACTCCTCGCGGCGCTCGACCAGACGTTGCCAGTCGGGCGCTTCGCCTTCCTCGACCCAGGTTTCGCCCAGCTCGGTGTTCTTGAAGGTCTTGATCGCGGCGGCCGATCCCGACTCCTTGTTGACGGCGGCTTCCCACGCGGCAGCGATGTCACGCCAGGAGCGCCAGCCCACCGGGCTGTACAGCGACGACAGGTGAAAGCCTGCCGTCTTGCCCTGTGCCATCGAACGCCATTCGCCACGCTCCAGCATCCACGTCTTGTGGTGCTCGGAAATCGCGGTGTCGCAGGACTCGCAGATGTATGCGGCGGTTTCCGGTTGCCCCTTATCCCAGCGCAGTTGCTCGAAGCGCAACCACTGCGGGTGGTTGCAGTGTGGGCACGGCACGAAGTAGCGGCGTTGGTCGCTGGCCTCGTATTCGCGTTCGATGGCCGAGGCCCCCGAGATCGTCGGCGTCGACACGATAAAGATCTTGCGCCGGGCAAAGGTGCGCGTGCGCGCCTCGGCCAGCGAGATCGCATCGCCTTCACCCTCGACGTCCAGCGGATACCCGTCAACCTCGTCAAGGAACAGGTAGCGCACCGGCATCGAGCGCAAGCCTACCGCGCTGTTCGCGCCGGTCATCACCAGCACGCCACCCCGGAACTCCTTGGCCAGAATCGTGTTGCCCGAATCCCGGCTGCGCGCGGGTGCGATCAGTTCCGCCAGCGCCGCAGACTCCTCGATCAGCGGGTCGATCCGCTGCTTGGAGTTGCGCTTGGCCATCTCCACCGTCGGCCAGACCGCCATCATCGGTCCCGGCGCGTGGTGAATGACGTAGCCGATCCAGTTCGACCCCATCTCGGTCGCACCGAGCTGCGCTGCCTTCATGAACACCACACGCTCGACCGACGAGGTCGGCGACAGGCAATCCATGATCGCCTTCAGGTAGGGCGTGCGGCTGGTGCGCCAGCGCCCCGGCTCGGCAGACGCCTTGCTGGAGAGCATCCTGTGGCGATCTGACCATTCCGATACCGTGAGCAGCGGGTCGGGAGTGAGCCCATCGCGCCACGCCCGTTCGATTTCCTGCGCGCCTTCGTAGTCCATCGTCATCAATCAACGCGCGGACGCAACTCGCCCAACTCAATCAAGTGCTCGCGCACGGCAGATTCGAGCGCCACGTGCATCTGGTGCGCGTCGATGCCGAGCGTGGACGCCATCTGGCCGGAGACGCGCGCAGGCCAGTTCAACCACGCATCACGCTCGATGCGCGCGAGCTTGAAAACGTGTGCCACGGCCTGCGCCCGATCCACCAGTTCCTTCTTGCGGTGCGCCAGCTCCAGGTTGTTGAGCTTGGCTTTGAGCACCTCGTTGACCGTGCGCGCTTGCAAGAGCGAGGTGCCACTGGCCGACATCGGCGCTGTGCTGGCGTCGACGGCATCGCGCTGCGTTGCTGCTTCGTCCGTCGCGGCCACGCGCCGCGCTTTCGCAGTGCTGACCTTCTCTGGCGCAGCGGCGCTGCGCGGCTGCAATGTGTTTTGTGCCCACTGGGCGTCCGCCGTGTCCGGATCAATCGTGCCGTCAGGCAGCGGTGTGATCCGCCCGGTGTCGATGGCCTTTTTCACGGCCACGTGCGACACGCCACGGTGGCGCGCGTAGGCGCGAATCGAGAGTCCCATCGTCACCTTCACTCATTTGTTCGTCATGTCGGCAGATTGAGCTTGGCTTCCATCGGGAACAGCGCGTTCATCACGTCACGCCAACCAACCCCGAAAGGAAAACGCCATGAGCCAGATCGACACCATCCTCACCCTCATCGCCCAGAAGCATCTCGGCATCGAAACCCTGCAAACCCGCAACGCCGACAGCCTCGACTTCCACGACACGGCGGTTTGGTGCCTCAAGGACGCGTTGGAAGCGGCCTTCAAGGCGGGCGTCGAATTTGGCGTATCGAGCCCGAAGGCCTCGGACGCAGAAATCGCCAAGGACTGATTGGAAACCGACGAAGCCAAGCAGAAAGCGCTTGGCTTCAGTCCCAGACAGCGCGTTCATCACATCGTCATCCACCCCCCGAAGGAGCAGCCCATGACCACCACCAACCTGACCCCGGCCCAACACGCCATCCTGGCAAAAGCCATCAACACCAGCGCAGGCAAGATCGACTGGTTCCCCGACAACATCAAAGGCGGCGCGCGCAAGAAGGTGCTCGACGGGTTGTTCAACCGTGCCCTGATCACCACCGACGGCACTGACTGGTTCGTCGCCGCCGAGGGCTACGACGCCCTGGGTATGCCGCGCCCCGGCGTAAACAGGAACAGCATCGGTCCGTTCGAAGCCCATCTCGACCAGATCATCGCCAACGCTGAAGGCGCGCAAGCCGCCGCGAGTGATCCCGAACTGGAAGCCGCCGTAACCGCCGCCGAAGCAACGTGGGCCAAGCCGCGCACCCGCGACAACAGCAAGCAAGCCGAAGTGATCCGGATGCTGCAACGCCCCGAAGGCGCAACCATCGGCCAGATCTGCACCGCCACCGGTTGGCAGGCACACACGGTGCGCGGCACCTTTGCCGGGGCCTTCAAGAAGAAGCTGGGCCTGACCATCGTGTCGGACAAGCCGCAGGGCGGCGAGCGGGTCTACCGCATCGCCTGATCAGAATGATCGAAAAAGAGGCCAAGCGGCGCTTGGCTTCTCAATCGAACAGCGCGTTACTACGGGTGTCGCAACGATCAACCCGAAGGAGCCAGAAATGAACACCACCACGCAGATCCCCGCCACCCAGAACGAAGCCTGGGGCTTTTGGGGCACGATGAACGAACACGCCAGCGCCGCATGGCCCCTGGCGATGACCGCCATCTCGGACGCCACCAGCCAGCCCCTCGAATCGGTTCAGGTCTTCCTCGACAGCCGCCACGGACGCCATTTTGCAGACGACGTCCAGAACGGGCTCTATCAGGGCCAGCCCCTGGCGGGCGCGATCAACGCCGCCACCCAACGCTGGATGGGCTGGACGATTGGCCGCCAGACCAGCAAGCAATACGGCATCCCGCGCGGCCTGCCTTACCTGACGGGCTTTGTGATTCACTGCGAGATCGTCGACGAGTCGCTCGCCGCCTGATCAAGCAACGCGCCATCCGCCTCGCGGGTAGCCTGCTTCCCGGTGAAATCTTCCCACCGACGCACGATCACATCAACGTACTTCGGATCGAGTTCGATCAGCCGCGCGATGCGGCCTGACTTTTCCGCCGCGATCAGCGTCGTGCCAGAGCCACCGAAGGGATCGAGCACCACGTTGCCGGGGCGGCTCGAATTGCGGATCGCGCGCTCGACCAGCTCGACCGGTTTCATCGTCGGGTGCAGGTCGTTCTTCTGCGGCTTCTTGATGTTCCAGACGTCGCCCTGGTCGCGGTCACCACACCAGTGGCGTGTCGCCCCCTCGGGCCATCCATAGAGGATCGGCTCGTACTGGCGCTGGTAGTCGGCACGACCCAGCGTGAAGGTGTTCTTGGCCCAGATGATGAAAGTCGACCATTTGCCACCGGCGGCGCGGAAGGCAGCCTGCAGCACATCCAGCTCGCTGGAGGACATCGCCACGTAAATGCCGCCCCGGCAATGCGCCACTGTGGGCGTCAGCGCTGCCAGCAGGAAGTCGTAGAAGCCATCCCCCAGGTTGTCGTTCAGGATCGCGCGATCCTTACCGCGCATCTTGTCCTTGGCGCTGTTGGCGTAGTTCACGTTGTACGGCGGGTCGGTGAAGACCATATCCGCCAACGCGCCTTGCATCAGGCGGTCGTAGCTCTCGGCCACGGTTGAGTCGCCGCAAAGCAGCCGGTGCTGGCCCATGATCCAGACATCGCCCGGACGCGAGATGGGCGTCTCGCTGACTTCGGGCACCGCATCCTCAGCGGTCTGCCCCTCGTTGTCCGGCTCGTCACCCGCGATCAGTTCGGCCAGTGCGTCGGCGTCGAACCCGGTGATGTCCAGATCGAAACCATCGAGCTGCAAGGCTTCGAGTTCGATCCGCAGCATCGTGTCGTCCCAGCCCGCGTTCTCGGCGATGCGGTTGTCTGCAATGACTAGGGCCCGGCGCTGCGTCGGGCTCAGATGATCCAGTACGACGACCGGCACCCGCTCCAGACCCAGCTTCTGGGCGGCGGCGAGCCGTCCGTGGCCAGCGACGATGATGCCGTCACTGCCCGCCAGGATCGGATTGGTGAATCCAAACTCCGCGATGCTGGCAGCGATCTGCGCCACCTGCTCCTCGGAATGGGTGCGCGCGTTGCGGGCGTAGGGCAGCAACTTGCCGGTGGGCCACTGTTCGATCTTGTCGGCCAGCCAGTTCATGCCATCACCTCGGCATCCAGGGTGGTGGCGCGCTCAGCAGCCACCTGCCCGAAGGACTGGCCGGTGGCGATCAAGGTGACCGGCACGCCGGGGTGGTTCTGCTGGAAGCGTTTGATGGCGACGTCCACGTACTCCGGAGCGATTTCAACGCTTCGGCAGATGCGGCCTGTGCGCTCGGCGGCCAGCATCGTCGTGCCGCTGCCGCCGAAGGGCTCGAACACGACATCGCCCGCATCCGTGTAGGCCTCGATCACGAACTCCGGCAGCGCCACCGGGAACACGGCTGGGTGGTCGATGTCCTGGCCGATCTTGCCCTTGTGGCGCATCACGCGGATCACCGAGTCGGGGATGCGGGTGTCTTGCGTGGGCAGCCCCTTGTGCGTCCAGCCGCCCACCTCGCCATCCTTGCCGCGCATCGCGGTGGACGACCCGTCGGCGCGCAGGTGGGATTCCTGGCCGGCGTGCTTGCAGGGGACGATCTTGTTCGGCTTGCGGCTCTCCCGGTTGAAGTGGAAGACGAACTCGAAGCTCGGCGCGAAGCGGCCTGCCCAATCGCCGGGCATCCCCGGCCCCTGATCCCAGACGTACCATGCAAAGCGCCGCCAGCCCTGCTGGCGCATCCAGGATAGCCAAGCGTCCCAGTACGGGATCACTTCGTTATCGCGGTGGATCAGACCCAGGTTGACCAGCACCTGACCGTCGCCTGCCATCGGCAGGTGCGCGAACACGCCGCGCATCAGGCCGTCCCAATCGGAGATGCCACCTGAGGTGTAGTCGCGCTGGTTGCCGTAGGGTGGCGAGGTGAAGCACAGGCGAGAGACTTCACCCTGCATCAGCGAAGCGACCACGTCCCGGTCGGTGGCGTCGCCACAGATCAGGCGGTGCGCGCCGATGGCCCAGACATCGCCGGGGCGAGACACCGCCACGACGGGTGCTTCCGGCACGTCGTCTGCGGCATCCGGTTCCTCGGTGTCCGGCTCTGCGTCGGCATCGGCATCGGCATCGGCGTCGGCGTCGGTCACGTCACCGGTGAGCAGTGCCTCGATCTCGGCATCCTCGCAACCGGTCAGAGCGAGGTCGTATCCGGCCTCGGACAGATCGGCCAGTTCCAGGGCCAGCATCTCCTCGTCCCAGCCCGCATCCAGTGCCAGCCGGTTGTCGGCGATCACCAGTGCCCGCTTCTGCGCGACGGTCAGATGGGCCAGTTCAATCACCGGCACCTGATCCAGCCCGAGCTTGCGCGCAGCGGCCAGACGCCCGTGCCCGGCGATGATGCCGTTGTCGCCATCGACCAGGATCGGGTTCGTCCAGCCGTACTCGACGATGCTGGCCGCGATCTTGGCGATCTGGCTCTCGGCGTGCGTGCGCGGATTGCGGGCGTAGGGAATCAGCGCCTCGACCTTGCGGTACTCGACGTTGAGCGTGTTCAAAGTGGAAGTCCCAAAAGCAAAACCCGCCGAGCGTTGCCGCCGGGCGGGTTGGGTGAATAAAGATTCTGGTGGCGTGGTAACTGCGCCTGGGGGTGGTAACCGGGGCCGGTAACCTGGCCGACTGGTAACCTTGCCCGCGCCCTGACGCTAAAAAAGCGTCGCGCTCGCGCCCCCCGCATTGCGATTTGGGAAGGAAGGACCCCTTTTGCCTGGGCCTATTGCCAAGCGCTCGGCCTCAACCGTCACCGCTGTCCAGAAGATAGCCGAAATACTACCCCCGACCGGGCTGTTTTGTTGCAGAACTGCCGGGCCTCGAAACGGACAAGCAAGGCAAAGCAGGGACAAGCGCGGCAAGCATTACCCTAAATTGCCCACGTTTTTGGAAGGCAACCGCACGCCTTCGCTGTTGAGGTTCGCCGCCACGATCTCCATTGCCCTCTGCCAACGCCGCCACGCCGTCGTCCGGTCGCAGGCAAAGCGAATCGTGATGTCCCTCCAGCCGTAGCGCTTGGCCCGCATCCACACGAGGTGGCGCTGCTCGACCTCGAGCCACTGCACCCAGCGCATCGTCTCCAGCATCCGGTCGATGGCCTCGGGGCTTGGTGGGAAGGGTCTGTACACCTTCTCGTCGGCAGCAAAGGCTTCCCACTCCTTGCGAACGAAGGCGGGCCAGCAATTGAAGTAGCCCTGCACACGTACAGGGGGCAGGCGTCGTCCGGTGGTGGCGGCCTCTTCGAAGCGTGCTGCCACGTCGTCGGTTGTCCACTCAGCCATGACGCGTCCCTCCCAGCCCGTACAGGCGTTCACCAATGCGTCGCACGATCTCGCGCTCGATGAAGTCCAGACGGTCGTCGGAGGCGTTGACCACCAGGATGTGCTGGTCACGCCAGCCACGTTCCTTGATGGCGTCCAGATCCGTGGCTTGCGGCTGCAGCCGACCAAGGGGGCAGCGGTATTGGGGTGTCGGCACCTTCACGTCACACCTCCTGCGTCTCGATGGCCCAATGCAGCAGGGCCAGCGCGTCGGCCTCGTTGTCATCGACTGGGGTGTGACCACGTTCGCGGACGGACGTGATCATTTCGTCCTTGCCCGCATTGCCTTTGCCGGTCGCGTGCTTCTTGATCGTGCCGATCGGAACGCCCTGGTACGGAATGTTGTGATGCTCACACCACGCGGTCAGGTGCCCCATGAAGCCGCCGTAGGCGTGCGCCGCATCAACGCCCGCGTGCCGCCGAACTTCCTCGAAGAACACCGCGTTGATGTGATTGCTGGCCGAGAGGAGTTCGTTGAGCCAGCGCTTGAATCGAAGGAATCGCATTCCGCCGCCTTCGAATCGCTGCGGCTTAAAGTGCTCCGTGCCGCTGGTGATGGTGCCGTCCAGGTGCTGCAGAGCCCACCCGGTGTGTGTGCCCAGATCAAGGGCCAGGATTGTCGTGTTCATCGTCTTTACTCCGTGTTGGGTGGGCGAGTGACGGATGCGACGGGTTGTCAGGACAACGTCCTTTACGTGCGCGCACGTGTAGAGCGTCAATCAGGAAACCCGTCAAATCCGTCACTCGCCCGGATTGGTCAGTCATCGCGGTAGGGGTAGGCGTTGCTGTACGGCTTGGGCCTGAGGGCGATGCCCGCGATGGCGCGAGCCCCTCCGGTCAGCCGACACTTCTCGAACTTGCGAGTCGCCATCAGCTCCGAGAACCGCTTGACCGAACCCACGTACTCGCCCGCTCGCTCGGCCCATTCGCGCCAGTCGGCGAACAGTTCGGAGACGCCTTCGCGGTGGGACTTGGCCAGCAGACAGCGTTCTTCGATCCACTGCCCGAGCGCATCCTCGGCCTCGAAATACTCCTCGGTCGCCGACACCACGCTGGCGGGCGGCTTCAAGCCCTGGCGCTGCCAGCGGCTGCAGCCCTCGACGGCCCACGCCAAAATCCCATCGCGCTCCTTGAGCAACTTCTCGGTCAGCCTGCCGTCGCGGCGCTCGGGCGGGATCGTCACCGTGAACGGGATCAGGTGCAGTCGGCGCTTCATGGCCTCGTCGACATTGCGGATCGACGGCTTGTGATTGCCCGCGATCACCAACTTGAACTGCGGCAGGTACTCGAAGAAGTCCTGGCGCATAAAGCGCGCGGACACCTTGTCGCCACCGGTGATGGCCTTGACCTTGGACTCGTTCCAGCGCCGCCCTTGCTCGGTTTCGATGGATGACACGAAGCGTGCGCCGCGCAGCCCTGCGAGATCGGTGGGGTGCCGGTCGTTTCGCGCCTCCATGAACGTGTCCATCGGCGCGTTGGCCGCGTAGTCGCCCAGGATGGTGGTCAGCACGTTGACGAACACCGACTTGCCGTTCGCGCCCGTGCCGTACAAGAAGAACAGCGCGTGTTCGCTGGTGACGCCCGTCAGGCAGTAGCCAACCATCAGCTGCAGGTAGGCCATCAGATCGGCGTCGCCACCGGTGACATCCGTGAGGAAGGCTCGCCACGTCGGGCAAGCGCTGTCCGGATTGCCCTGCGGAGTAGCCGTGGTCACCTTGGTCATTCGGTCGTCCCGCCGGTGCGGGCGCATCCGGCCGGTGCGTAGATCGACCACGCCACCGGGGGTGTTCAGCGCCCAGACATCGGCGTCCCATTCCTCGGCGGTGGATGCGTGCTTCGGGTCAGAGCGCGCGATCTTTTCAACCGACGAAATCGTGGCGGAACTGGCCAGCTTGCCCTTGAGCCTCGGCGTGTCCGCTTTCAGCGAGGCGTTGCGGCAGATGCCCCTGGAAAGATGCGACACGTAGAGCACCTGATCGGGATTCCAGCGCACACCCGTCCAGACCAGCCACTTGCCCCACAGGGCACAGTAGCGCCAGTCTTCGCCATAGCGGCGGGTGAAAGCGCTGGACAGGCCATCCTCGGTCGTCCAATCAATGCCCGTCAGCAAGTCTGGCGAAGGCGCTTCCTCCACCGAGCGCATCACCGGCATCCGCTCGCCGACGGCCAGAAAGCCACCGACATCGAAACCTTCGGGAATGGCATCTGCAGCGTCCCACCCCTCCGGCTTGTCGTCGGGTGGCATGAGGATGGCGACCGAGGTCGCGCCTGCCTGCAAGATCGCCTGCGACGCGCGGTCGGCGTAGTCCCACCCTGGCGCATCGCGGTCGGGCCAGATCAGCACCGTCTTGCCAGCCAGTGGCGACCAGTCGGTCTTGTCGACCGGGGCATTGGCACCGTGCATGGCGGTGGTGGCCACCACGCCGCTGGCGATCAAGGCCTGCGCGCACTTCTCGCCCTCGACCAGGACGACGTGGCTGGCCGCAGCGACGCCCGGCTGGTTGAACAGCGGGCGCGGCTCAGGCGGGGCCATCTTGCGGCGCTTCGCGTCCCACGGTCGGAATTCCTTCTTGCCTCCCGGTGGGTCATAGCGGTAGACGACGGCGATCAGCTTGCCACCGGCATCGAAGTAGTCCCACTTCGCCGTAGCCGGGCCGAGGTCGTCGACAGGCGCTTCCTTCTTCGCCTTGCGCACTGGCACCGACCGCGACCGCCCGAGCAGATCGGCAGCTTCATCCAGCACGCGAGGGAAATCGGTGTGGACGTTCGCACCGAGATAGGCCGCGATCAGGGCGAAGATGTCGCCGCCATCGCCGGTGGCACGATCCGTCCACAGACCGGCCTTCTCACCTTCCAGCACCACCTCGAGGCTGTCACCTGGACTGCCGAGGATGTCGCCGATCAGGAACTTGCCACGGCGCTTCTTGCCAGCCGGAAACATCGTGGTCAGCACCGACTCCAGACGCGCAAGCAAGTCGGCGCGAATCTCGTCTCGTTCAGATTCCCTGTTGTGCTCCGCAGGTTGGGTGGTGTCGTTGAAGTCGATCATTCGGCTCCCTCGACAGGTGCGTCCGCATCATGGGAATCACGGCCCTGAACGGCGGTGGTACGCGTGGCCCACGCAGAGAGTTCGGACAGCCGGTAGCGCACCAGACCACCCATCAGGTAGTGCGGAATCCGGTACTTGGTGCGCATCGCGTGGTCGGCGAACCAGTAGTACGGCAGGCGCAACGCGGCGGCCGCCTGCTTGGCATCGATCATCGGCTCGATGCCGGTGGCCGGGGTGTTGTTGTCGGTCATGCTTGTGTTCTCCAGCAGCGGTCTTGCCACGCGCACATCCGGCACTCGAAGTGGGTCGGGTCATTGAAGGCGCGCGGCAGGAGATCTCCCGCTTCGGTCGCCGTGATGACCTTCACCGCCCGATCAGACATTCGCTGGGCCAGGGCTGCGTCAAAGGGCACGGCCTCGGTGTAGATCTCCATCGTGTCGGCGTTGAGCGCCGTGAAGATCGCCGGGTGCTCGTGCAGTTCGAGATAGGCTTGGTAGATCGCCACTTGCGCGGCGTATACGGGCTTGGCCACGGCGAGCCGGTTCTTCTCCAGCTCGCGCCAGGACTTCATGCCGAGGCACTTGTTTTCCCAGAGCGCCGGGTAGGCAAAGCCCTCCGGGCCATCGACGATGACGCCGTCGATGTGGCCCTGCAGACGGCCATCAGCCACGGAGAAGCCAAACTGCTCGCCATCGGCCCTGCGGGTACGCAAGTCGAAACCGGCGTCGCGCAGCCACGCGACCATGCAGTCCTCCATGACGTGGCCGCGCTCGAAGATGCGCAGCATCCGGCCCGGGGTGTCCCGGCCGTGATCGACGGGAGCCTTGGCGTACTCAAACTGCAGCGCACGCTCGCAGGCAGCGCCCAACCGCGAGGCACCAAGGTACTGGCGCTCGGACTGCTGGGCTCGCGCCCGCTGCATCCCGGCGTCGACCAGCGCAGTGATCTGGCCCGAGATGCTCGAAGTGGAGTTGAAGTCCATCATGGCTTCTTCCCCTTCGGTTCTTCCCAAGGCAGGTCGTCCTCCAGATCCGCGAACGGATTGGCTGCACTCGGTGTCATGGGGTCGGGCGTCGGCGTCATGCCGCGCACGGGCGGGTACTTGCTCGCCTCGTGGTGCTCAACCATCGCCTTGGTGTAGCACGTGACGATGGCGTCGATCACCTGCAGCGCCTCGGCTTCTGAGTAGTTGCCCAGCGGTTTGGTGAAGCCGATCTCTCCTGCCGCCTCGCCGAAGGACTTGAGGCACTTGCGCATTGCGGCCAGCTCGATATCAGAGGGATCGATCATGGCGACCCCCTTGATGTCGCTGCGACCATCCTTGGCGCGCAGCCAGTTGCCGTACATCGCGTGGAACGCGGATTGGCAGCGCTGCGAGCAGAACACCCAGTCGATGGGGTAGCGCCGGGGATCGCCGACACCGTGTCGGTTGTCGGTGTGACCGAATCCCCGGGCCTGTCGTTTGCAGACCCAGCATTTCACGCCCCCTCCTCAAAGTCTTCGGCCAGCAGCGCCAGCTGCAGCGCGCCGCCAGCGAAGGCCGCTTCACAGCGGCGGTCGAAGTCGCGGTAGCAGGTCGAGCTGCGCGCAATGGCGGTGACCGCGTGAATCTGCGTTTCCAGACGGGCGAGGCCCTGATCGGACAGCCACTGGTGGTGCTTCTGCGAGATGCCCTTGCGGGCGCGAATCTCGTCGATCAGCGTGGCGGGCAGCACCGGGCCGTAGACCCAGCGCTGCGTGATCTGACCGACAACGTGGGGCGGGTTCTGGTCGTGGCCCTGGTACTTCCAGCCGAACAGCCGGTAGAGGGCGCGGTAGTAGTCCGGGTGGAAGCGGCGCTCCCACGAAGAGCACGACTGGCGCAGCAGCTTGGAGATCAGTTCCTGCAGCGCGTCAGGCGCGCGGTGGTACTGGTAGCCCGTCGCCTCGTCGATCAGCGCGACCTCGCCGGTGGTGGCCAGCGCGCGCATGATCTTCATGCAATTGGGCACGATGCCCTGGCGGGCCTTGTGCAGCGTGCCGTTGATGGCCGCGCTGACCACCGCCGACGCGACGTCGGCAATGATCCCGGCCGGGAAGAACTGCGCCTGCCGACCTGACGGCAACAGAATCGGCTCACGAGTTTTCTCCAATGCCGACAAGGAGTTAGGAGCGAAGTCGGCAAGAAACCGGGCAAATCGGCCACCCTTGTGCGTTTCGTGGAAGCCCAGCAGCTTGGCCAGTTGACGACGAACGTAGCCACGCTCGCCGCCCTTGAGGACGACGGCCTCGCATTGCAGATCGCCGAAGCGCACGACGCCGTAGTGACTGGCAGTGAGGACGGATGCATTCATAGCCGTCTCCTCACTGAGCCCAGGACGGTTTGCCCGTCACTGGTGCGCGTTGCGGGGTGGGCGCGGAATAGGCCGGGGCCGCCTGCGCGGGAGCGCCGGAGTTGCCACCGCCCGGACTGCCCTTCGGCGGCACACCTTTCAACTTGGCGTAGTCGGGGTGGTCGGGCTCGACTGCCAGCTTCACCACGTTGCGGTCTTGACCCTTGGCGTCCTTCTCGATGTCGACGCGCGCCAAGAACTCCAGACCGTCCAGTTCGGCGAAGCCATTGATGCGGCGCGCGGCGGCGGCCTGTGGGCTGTTGTCTTGCGGGTGGACGTTGCGGGCGCTGTTGAGCGCGGCCCGGATGAAGCTGCGCCCCATCTGGCCCCAGGTCGGGCCTTTCTTGGAGAGCAGGCCGACGTTGCTCCACATCTTGCGCTTGGCATGATCGCCAGCGGTGACCACAAACTCGGCGGCCAGATAGATGGAACCGGTCTCGAACGATTCGGTGGCGTAGCCGCCACCCCAGCCTTGCTCGGGGTCGTCATAGCCACCCGGCTTGATGGTCATTCGCACCGGCACGACGGTGCCCTTGGGGATCAGATCGAAGCCGGATTGCTGAGAGTCGGCGTCGTTGAAGTCATTCCATGCGGTCATTGCGATTACTCCTGAGATTCGATGTGTGCGGGGTTGGCGGCGCTGGCTAGCGCGGGGACAGCGCCCGCGCACTTGGCGATCAGCGCGCCGAGATGCGGCGGCTCCAGCAGGTCGAGACGACCGCTGCGGTCTTTGGCCGGGAAGCCGTAGGGATTGACGGTGTGCGTGATGAAGGCGCGGTAGGAACTGCCGTCCTCGGCCTTGATCTCGGCCAGCGTCACGACCTCATCGACGATGCCGGGCAGCTCCAGGCTGGTCTTGCTGCCTTCGATCTGCGGGACGAACACCTTGCGATTGAAGTCATCCAGTCGCTCATCGAGGATCGCCACGAACACAACGTTCTTGCCACGGGCGTGCTGCAGGTGGGTCAACGCGCCGATCATTTCCTGGCCGAGCAGCCCGTAGGCCGCGCGCAGATCGGGCTTGCCGGAACGATCACTGACCGCCCCGGGCTGCGTCTTGCACCACGCAAAGCACTGGCGAGACAGTTGCGTGATCGAGTCAAGGAAGAAGGTCTGGTAGCGACCGAGCTGCGTCGCATCGCCAAACTTCTCGATGACGTGGTCGTAGTGCGCCTGCGAGAACGCGCTCTCCGGCGGCAGCGACTTGTCCGGGCCCGCAAGGAACACGAAGAAGTCGCGGCTCTCGGGCCAGGACGCCGGGCGGATGGTGTCGCCCGGCCAGTCGGCGACCGCCAAGTCGCCTGCCTCGATGTCAAGGAACAGTGTGGTGGCGGGGTCGAGGTCTTTGAGCCGAGACGTCTTGCCGATGCCGGACTTGCCCAGCATCAGCAGCTTCACGCCCTTGCGCTCGGCCATCCGCTCGACGGCGGACACGATGGGTAGCCGCTTCATGCCTCACCCCCATCGGTGCTCAGGGTGAAGGACGGCTTGCCGGAATCGACCGTGCGGGCGGCCGCGAATTGCTGCTGCAATGCGGGCGGCCAGTTGATGTACCGGGACTCGGACACTGAGAGCTTGACGTCGAGGTAGCCCTCGACCTTCTCGCCTGAGGCCACGATGCGCTCGGCGATTTCGCCCAACTGTTTCTGGTTCCAGCTGACCTTTTTGGGCAGCTCGAACTTGATGTGCAGCGGGCCGTCGCTGATGTGGGCGGTACCAAAGTCACGGCCGGATTCACGCAGTGCGACACGGGCCTGCTCGCCGTAGCACTGTTCCAGCGCCGCATCGAACTTGGTGCGAGCCTTCTTTAGCCAGTCGATGGCAGCATCAAGGTTCTTGTCGACCTCGCACTTCTGCTCGGGCGGCAGCGCGGCCAGTTGGCTCACAGACATCTCAGCGATGTCGACGGGGAAGATGGTCAGATCGCTCATGGCCGTCCTCCTCACTGGTACGCACGAGTGAAGCTCGAGTAGCGCGAGACGCGGCGCTCGAAGGCTTCGATTTCGTGCAGGAGGTAGGTGACCCGGCGACCGAGCTTGCAGTAGATGGGGCCGAGCTGCTCTTGACGCCAGCGGCGCAGCGTCTTGACGGAGAGCCCCCAGCGGATGGCGAGCTCGTTTTCGTCGAGGGCGATGCAGGTTGCACCGCCGGGATTCATCCGGCGCGGATTCCGACCGGATTCGATTGATGGAACTTGGGTTTGCATTTCGATGTGCCTCCTAGATGAAATGGGCACATCGAAGTCTCCGCACGGGTTTATGGCCCGTGTCTGGTTTGATTTATGGGCGCGTTTATGGGTTGCGTCGCAGGCGGTATTTGCCGCGCTTGACCAATGCGATCACGTCCTCGCGCTCAGCCTTTCCGCCGAAGGCGTCATCGAACGACTGGTAGCCGGTATTGGCGATCCTGTTGACCTCGGCCCAGGAAACTTCGGGCGCGTTCTTTCCGTCGGCACTCCACATCTGCTTGACGATCTTGGCCCGCTCCGCAGACAGCTCGCGTGATTCGGAGAAGTGCGGCAACTTCAAACGATTGCCTTGGAAGAACTGCTCTGGCTCCGGCGCACCGGTGGGGGTGATGAAGCCACGCAGCACCCTGTCGAATGCGCTCGCGTCGAAAGCGTCCTGACCGTCGTCCACGCGAACGAACTCGTCCAGACCGCGCATGACATGGTCGCGGGGCAGCTCAACTGGATCTCGCTGATGCCGCAACACGATGCCGCCACGCGGCCAGATCGGATCACTCAAAACCGAGGTCATCGCGGCAACAGGAGCACGCTCCCACGCTCGGGCAACGAACACCGGGGCGAAGTCGTGGGTGCCCGCGATTCGCACTTCCCCGAGGTGCCACAGGTGGCCCGGCACGCGATGTCGGCGGTCGGAACGCTGTCGATCTTCGATGCCGATCAAGGACGCCAAGTCGGCGAGCCACGCATCCACCTGGAGGGCGTACAACGCGATGTCGGCAAGAGGTCGCTCAACTGTTCGTGATCGCTGCTGCGGGCTGCGGTACCGGTACACCGCCGCATCCTGATCGATCTCAACCTCGACTTCCTGCTCCGAATCCCGGACGGGGACCATCACATGGCTGAGGTAGTCCTCTTCCGTGACCCATCGTCGTTGCAGGAACGTTGGTCTGCATCGTCCGAGCGCCGCCGCCATGACGCGGGACTCAACCCGGGGCAGCCGCTCCAGCACTGCCAGAAAGCTCAGATGCGCCGACATTGCGGTAGCGCCTTCAGAACTCACGGAGCACCCCAATTCGCGTGAGCTGTTCCAGAACGCGCTTTCGGTCATCTTCGGTCTTGCTCTTGTCGTTCAGACCGTTCGGCGACGTGATTTGGACGGCGACGTTGTGGGCCTTGCGGTGCGGCTGTTTGGCCATCCTGACTACCAACTTCACCTGCGCCAGCGTGTATTCCGTCAAGTCGTCGATGCCATAGTCGTCATAGGCGACCTGATAAATCTGCCGGGTGTCGCGCCGATCCTTGCCGATCAGCATCGTGCTCGACAGATGCTGGATCAACTCACGTCCGTTGGCCGCGTCGGTGGTTTGCTGCTCGAACGGCCGCGCCACCTTGATCTGCAAGATCGAAATCTTTTCGATGCCCGCCACTCGCTCCTGCTCGATGCGCTTGAGCATCGCCGGTGTCGAGAATCCGAACAGGTCGAATTCGCGCATCGGCATGTCGTTGATCTCCCCGTCGCACGCCAAGACGACATCGCGGAAGATGGTCGCCAGTTCACGGCGCACCTCACGGTCTTCGCAGAACACGCCGAGCGCACCGGTGCCGGGCTCCCACGAAAAGCTGGCCGACATCGCTGCAGGTTCTTCGTGCTCGACCACCTCGCCGTTGGCAACCTGCCGAAAGTGCGCCGTCGACCCGTTGAAGGTTGCAGTCAGGGTGTGCAGGAGCACGGGCGTGACCTCGTCAGAGTCCTTGCCGCCGCAGCGGTCGGCATGCGCGAGATCACGGCGCGTGAACTGCTCGATGATGATTTGGTCGGGAGCCACTTGCGGGAACAGCGCCGAAATGCGCCCGCGCAATACACCCTCAACGTCGGCATCAATGCTCGGCACCACGCCCTTCGGGCCGAGGTAGTGGCTGGAGTAGTTCTCGCTCTTCCATTGCCGATGCATCACTTGCACGCGCTCGGCATTGTCGAAGCGCTGATCGCGCGTGGCACCGGTCTCCGGAAAGTCCTGCAGCAGGCAGAGAAATAGGGCCCGGCTGTAGCGATCACTCGGCGCGGCCATGATCGCTGCGTCATTGATGTCCTCGTCGTCAAGGAGAGACTGGACGGCCTGCGCACCGTACTCGTCATCGAGCAGCACCACGCGCTCGGCCGCCCGCTCAATGCGCTGCTGGACGTCCGAGCCGAGCTTGGCGACGGCGTGGAACATCGCCTTGCGCGACTGCACCGCCAGGATGCCTTTGGCAGCGTCTGTCAGCGCCGCCACTTCCGGCAGCGACGTAGCGCTGGCGCGCTCGACCAGGAGCAAGGCGAGGCCGGGGCGCTTGGCTTTGCGCACCAGGGTCACGAAGTGCTCCATACACGGCAGGATTTCCGGGCCATCGTCCGATTGGCGGGATCGCGCCTGCTTCGCGGACTGCTGCGGCGCGGCGGTCGGCTGGTTGTGTTCTTGAGCGATGATTTGTTCGTCCGCTGGCATAGGCAATTTCCTTTTCTAAACGAAGTGCGCGATTGCGCGAGTGGTTAACTGAGCGGTTCAAAAAAAGCCGACACGCAGTCGGCGGCGGGACGAAGGCTTTGATCAGAAGATCTTGGCCCCCGGCTTGAGAAGGCCATAGCGCTCCATCCGCACCTGGATGAACCGCCGGTTGACGCCGAAGCGCTTGGCCACGGCCTTCTGCAAACATTCGATGTCGCCATCAGCCGTCAGGTAAAGACTGGTGCCGGGCAACTCGGGGTCGAGCGACGGGCTACGATGGATCGTCACGCCGTGTTGCGCAGCCATCTCTTCGACAGCCAGATTCAACCGCTGGCGCGGCACCAGCAGCGACCCCATGAACTCGTTGGCACGCAGCTCGGCGAAGTATTCTTCCTTGGTGGTGTGGCCCGGAATCGCCAGGGAGGGCGTCGCAGCCGCCTCGGCGACGGGCGTGACTTTCGCCAAGTGCTCGACGTCGCGTGTGGTCGTGCGGTAGGCGCGCCGCGCCGCGTCGCTGGGTTCATCGAACAGACCCGGCCCCTTGCTGGCATCGACGATCCATCCTGGCGCATCGAAAATGGCGTGGCCGAGTTCGTGGCCGAGGGTGCTCAGTACCAGTTCCTCGCTGGCGTTCACGCCAACCGGCGACACCGACACCATCGCCGTGTCCGGCACGCCGGGGTCGTACTCACAGATGCCCAGAACAGGGTTGCCGCATTCGTCATGCACAACATTCCCGGTGCCGACGAACAGGTCGAAGACCACGCCGTTGATCTTCAGGCCGGAGATGGCGCTCAGGGTTGCGAGCGGGATGGCATCGGCAGCCGCCTCCACCAGTTGCTGGCGGGCCAAAACGGCGATGCCCTCAATCTCGGAATTCTTGATGTAGCTGGGGCGTTTTCGGTCGCAATGCCGGTAGCCAAGAGTCAACACCGGCATTCACTTGTCCCCCGTCGCTTGCTTGCGATACATCCGTACCAGGCCCCCCACGTCGTCGCGCATGTCTGGCGGAAGGCGGCTGGCCTCAACAAAGGCGTCGTCGACATTCTCGCCAAGGATTTCTGCCGCCTTGCGGATCAGCTCGTCCTTGGGCGGCTTCTCGATGTCGCGCTCTATGCGCGACCAGTAGGCAGGCGAGATGTCCAGCTGCCGGGCGAAGTCATTCATCTGAATGCCCTTCGCCTCCCTCTTCAGTCTGATGTAGGCACCAAATGCCATTTTGTGACCCAATTGCGTGATTAGTTAATTGACGCCATCGTATCGAGCAGATCGGCACCTGTCAACTGTTTCGTTAACGCGCAATCCGGTTCCCTGCTAGACAGGCGCCGCTGGCCTGCCGGGGCATCGAGGCCGGGCCACCAGATGAGCCCGATTACCCGGAATTGCCATCCGCTTCGGAACATCGCGCACATCATCTGAGACGGTTGCAATTCCTCGGAGCCGTCATGAAGAACCTCGAACTCGCATCTCCCTCAGAGATGTCCGCCAGCGCCCGCGCTGGTGAAATCACCGCCATCCTTGCGGCCGCCATCGTCCGCACCGTCGTCGCAGAAGCGCCAAAACAGAGAGAAGTTGGCCTTGGCTTCCTGCCCGACCAGCGCGTTCATACAACCCCCTATCAAGAGGAGAAGTTGTGATGAACGAGAAACAAGCATCCGTCGCCGCGCGGATTGCGGAGCTGGCTTGCCTGCCGATGTCCGAGCTCTGGACGGTGTGGGATCAGTATTTCCCGCGTCGCCCGGACTACCCCAACCGCACGCACGTCGAGTCCCGTCTCGCCTACAAGCTGCAGGAGGAAGCCTTCGGTGGCCTTGCGCCCGAGACCAAGCAGCGCCTGGAAGCCATCGGCGCAAAACACTCCAAGATCAAGCTGCGGGCCAAGCCGCGCGAGTTCGATTTCGCGCCGGGCACGATCCTGCTGCGCGAATGGGGCGAGCGCGAACATCGGGTGACAGTCACCGCCGAGGGGCTGTTTGAGTACCAGGGGCGCAACTTCAGGAGCCTGACGGCGGTGGCCCGCCACATCACGGGCGCGCACTGGTCGGGGCCGCTGTTCTTTGGCCTGAGCAAGGGAGGTGCGCGATGAGCGATATTGCCAGCACCAAGGCCCGCAAGCGCTGCGCCGTCTACTGCCGGGTGTCCTCGGATGAACGACTTGACCAGGAGTTCAACTCCATCGACGCGCAGAAGGAGGCGGGCCACGCCTACGTCGCCAGTCAGCGATCCGAGGGCTGGATTCCGGTGGCCGACGACTACGATGACCCCGGCTTCTCTGGCGGCAACACGGATCGGCCGGGGCTGAAACGCCTGATGGCGGACATCGAGCGCGGCCAGATCGACATCGTGGTGGTCTACAAGATCGACCGCCTGACGCGCAGCTTGGCCGACTTCTCCAAGATGGTTGAAGTGTTCGAACGCCACGGGGTGTCCTTTGTGTCGGTCACCCAGCAGTTCAACACCACCACCTCGATGGGTCGGCTGATGCTCAACGTCCTGCTGTCCTTCGCCCAGTTTGAGCGCGAGGTCACCGGCGAGCGCATCCGCGACAAGATCGCCGCCGCCAAGCGCAAGGGGATGTGGATGGGTGGCGTCCCGCCCCTGGGCTACGACGTCGACAACCGCCTGCTGGTCATCAACGAGGCCGAGGCGGCGGTGGTGCGTCGCATTTTCGAGGAGATGCTGACCATTGGTTCTCCAACCCAGATCGCCGTCAATCTCACCGCCGACGGCATCACTACCAAGGCCTGGACGACGCAGGAGGGCCAGACCCGCAAGGGCACGCGCATCGACAAAAAGTACCTGCACAAGCTGCTGCGCAACCGCATCTACCTGGGCGAGTTGTCGCACAAGGGGAACTGGTACCCCGGCGCTCACCCGCCGATCATCGACCAGGAGCTTTGGGACAAGGTCCACACGGTGCTGGCCAGGGATGGACACGCCCGGTCGGTGGAAACCAAGATCCGGTCGCGCACCGACGCCTTGCTGCGCGGCCTGCTGTACGCCCCCTCGGGCGAACGGATGTACCCGACCTACTCACGCAAGAACGGGCGCAAGTACCACTACTACGTGTCCAAGTCGGAAAGCCGGTTCGGAGCACCGGGCAAGAGCTACGAACGCCTGCCTGCACCGGAGATTGAGGCGGCAGTGGTGGCCCAAATCCGCACCGTGCTGACCAGCCCGGAATCCATCGCATCGGTGGTGCGCCACATCCAGCAGAACCAGAAAACAAAGGGCGGACAGATCGACGAGGCCACCACGGTGATGGCGATGGGACGGCTCAACGACGTGTGGGATCAGTTGTTCCCGGTGGAGCGCCACCGCATCGCCAACCTGATGATCGAGCGCATCGACCTCGTCCACGTCGGCGAGGTGCAGGGCATCAAGGTGAAGTGGCGGGAACTGGGCTGGGACGCCCTGATCGGCGAGTTCGCCCGGAGAGGCATCGGCGCGGAACTGGTGGAGGTGGAGGCCTGATGAACGACACACTGGAAACCTTCGTGCCACTGACATTCCGCCGCCGGGGCGCGCGGCGCGTGGCCGCCGACGACCGCCATGTTCACGATGTGACGTTGCTGGAGGGGGTGGCACGCGGTTTCTACTGGCAGCACCTCGTGGACACCGGCGAGATGAAGAGTGGCTCGGAGATCGCCCGGGCCGAAGGCTTACACCCATCGGTCACCAACGAACTGATGCGCCTGAGCCTGCTCGCGCCCGACATCCTCGAACTGCTGATGGCCGGGCGGCAGCCTCGCCGGATGAACCTGATCTGGTTCCAGCGCAACCCGCTGCCGGTGGATTGGGAGGCGCAACGCCAGATCGTGAAGCGCTTTGAGGAGGACGCATGAGCAAGAAGCACCGGGGCCGGTTCAAGGGTGATCCGGTCACCTATCAACTGCCGAGTCCAGCAGGCGGCGTGCAACTGGAAACCTTCGTGCCCTGGACGCTGGTGAAGCGGGGGCTGAAGAAGCAGGTCATCACGCCCCTGGACGCTCCACAGGAATTCCTGTCCGAGGCCACCCGGGAGCGGGAAGCCCGGTCGGCCGCGCAGGACACCGCGTTGATGCGGGCGCTCGGACTGGCGCACCACTGGCAACGCCTTCTGGATGAGCAGCGGGCGGCATCAGTAGCCGAGATCGCCGAGGCCGAAGGCATGGACGTGACGCAGGTGCGCCGGGTCATGCGGCTGACGCTCCTGGCCCCGGAGGTCGTGGAACGGCTGGTGGGCTCGCCCGATGCCGTGCTGGAGAAGGTGATGCGCCGCCCCTTGCCCAACGGCTGGGCTGCCCAGAAACTAGTACTGCACGATACTGTCCAAAGTTGA